TCACCATCTTCATTAAGCATTTGCGTAAGTGGGTTGTTGCTCTCTAGAGACCTCCTTTTATTTTCCTCCATGGCTTTTACTTTACTTTCTTTCACGCGTTTCTCAAATTCAAAATTAGCAGCTTCTTCGTTCTTGCCCTTTTCATGCATCAATTGATTCAGTTCTTCTTCCATATATTCAACGCGCCCCGTTTTATATGCTTCTGGATGGAATGGCATCCATGATCCTATTGGCCCAACATATACATCATGCGATGGGTCCATTTCACGCAACATTTTACATCTTAGCTCCGCTTCTGCCTGTGTAGGATAAGATCCGCGAACCTTAATGCCTCTGACACTTGTTTGAAAAGATACGTGTTCATTATATGTTTCCATTAATTTATCTTCATTTTTATCTAAAAATGTTTTATAATCATCAGCAACATTAGTTAGGAAAAGGTTATCTTTTTCTTCTTTGCAAAACTCAGTAAAATCTGTGTCAATAATAGTATAGTCAAGTTTATGCTTAAATGCAATAAAACTTAAGAACTGGGAATATTTTTCCAGTGATTTCTTCATATCCCACTCCTTAACGTATTGTTCGAATAAATATGTTTCACGCTGTTTTATTTCTTTTTCGGGCGAAATAAATGACAGACATACAAACTTTTGTCCGGAAATAGCCCGATCTTCATCTAGGAGATCTACATATTTCGGGTTCTCCTTTCCATCTGGGGTGGTTTTATACTCCATATTTTTATTCTGTTTATTTTTTTCGTTCTTTAGCATAATATTTATGTTAGATATTCTTTTTAAGTATTTAAGTTTATTTCTTTAGATAAGATATTTGAAAATTTTTTTCTATATAATACATATAATGGCATCACAATCCGGTTTTGATCTCAGCGAACTCATAAAACGCGCAATTAAATATCTGGTAGAGGGTCTCATGGTTGCAATTGCAGCATTTGCTATTCCAAAGAAATCTTTAAATTTCGATGAGATAGCTCTTATTTCATTAACAGCTGCCGCTACATTTAGTATTTTGGATACATACGTCCCTGCCATTGCTGTAAATGCCCGTTCAGGTGCAGGTTTAGGAATAGGAGCTAATCTGGTAGGATTTCCTATGTAAGTAATGACTTATTCACAAGAAATATAATATATACAAGAAATATAATATATATAAGAAATACTAACTAGTTCCATATTATTAAAAAGTAATAATATGCAATGCTTACCATATAATCGTCTATATATTTAGAAATATTATATTGTTGGAATAAATTCCCAATTTAACTCATTGCAGATTTGTTTCCAAATTTCATCTTGTTCGATTTGCTTGTCACGATCTTTTAGCATGGGGAAATATGGTAGAAACTGAGTTTGGTCTAATAATTCACATAATTTATATATTGTGTAATAATAATTTAGAAAATTAACCCTATCTTGTGGACAATATTTAGCATATGGGGCCTGTATATCCATAAATAAATTACACAAAATTTCTTCTAATTCTTGTGACATCACAGGTGGTTTAATACCCAATTTATCTTTTATAAAAGGTATATGTTCATAGTATTTATTATATCCTAATTTTTTTAGAATGTCTTTCGCCATATTATTTGTTAGTTGTTCAACCTCAATTCTTTCTTTTATAATTTGCAGTTTTACATTTTCCAAAACTTCCTTCGGTATTTGCGTCGTTTCTTTCGCTTGAAATTGTGCTAATATTTCGCGAAAATGGTTGATTCGTTTATATGCATAAAAACATATTTCTTTCGGGGGCTCTTTGTACGAAGGTCTATCATTGTCTACGAAATATGGAGTGTTTTTAAAACAATTGTTACATACTAATATACCATCATGTTCAACTGGTATCATTTCACCATGTGAGCAAAACTTGCATATATCGGATTGTGTAGAATAATCATTAAGATTAATATATTTTTCATCTATATTAGAAAGATATCTTTGCATATAGGAAGGCGTTTTCAAATCACAAATTTTTTTATTATCTTTGCTTTTAAAAAAATTATCTATTACTGTTTTTTTCGTTTCTCCTTTATTTATATTTTTTTTTTCTTCAAAATATTCAAATATAAAATTCGAATTATTTAACAAATAATTTTTTTTTTGTTGTTGTATAGACCTTATTTGTTTTTTTATTGCACATAATCGGTCTTTTTCATCTAGCTGTACCTCTAGTGACATGTTATTCATTTGAAGACGTTTTTTGATAGCGTTTTTTTCCTTTTTCAGTTTTTTGATTGTAGTATCATCTTTTTTAAACGTATACAAACAGCTTTTATGGGTGTTATCTATTGTTGCAATTTTTTTATCACAAAAAGCGACTGGTTTTTTTGTTTTCGGTTTAAATCTTGTCATTAATATATAATTATTATTATTTTTAATAGAAAATAATAATAATATATTTAGGAAAAATACTGATGCTTCCAAATTATAAAATAATGAATAAATAATTAATGAATAAATAATTAATGAATAATTATTGAATATATTGTCGATTCTAATATCGATTATTTAGGAATATATTACACGAAATAGTCATTCAAGTTAAATATAAATAAATGTTTTCTACTTATTATAATAATGGATAATAAGTTATATATATATCGATCATGTGATGATATTAGTCCTACAGATTTACAAAAAATGAGTTTTATATTTAATGCATTGCAAAATGGGTGGGAAATTAAAATGAAAAATAATAAATATCATTTTACAAAAAAACATGAGAATAAACAAGAAATATATTTGGACAGTTATTTAACGCATTTTTTAAAGAAAAATATGGACGTGTCGTTATAAGTATATTGCCGGATGTTATATAAAATTCATATACGTTTTATATGAATTTTATATGAATTTTATATGAATTTTATATTTAATTAAGGATAATTTCAGAAAATTTTTTTCTTTAGCAATATTATAACAATGGGAGGTGGATTAATGCAACTAGTAGCTTATGGCGCACAGGATGTCTATTTAACAGGCAATCCTCAGATTACTTTTTGGAAGGTGACTTACCGTCGCCACACCAATTTCTCTCTAGAATCGATTGAGCAGACGTTTAACGGCCAGGCTGATTTCGGTCGCCGTGTAACTTGCACTATTAGCCGTAATGGTGATCTTGCATACCGCACTTACCTTCAGGTTACTCTCCCCGAGATTAACCAGCAGATGAACCCCATCCCCGCCGTGCCCGGCGGCGGCACACCGACACGCATCAACACCGAAGGTGTCTTCGCCCGCTGGATAGATTGTCCGGGCGAGCAGCTTATCTCGCAGGTAGAGGTTGAGATCGGAGGGCAGCGTATAGATCGTCAGTATGGAGATTGGATGCATATATGGAACCAGCTTACTCTTTCAGCTGAGCAGGAGCGTGGCTACAACAAGATGATTGGCAACACCACTCAGCTTACCTACATCACTGACCCCGGTTTTGATAACATAGATGGTCCTTGTGACTCAGATGCTCCTCGCCAGGTCTGTGCTCCTCGTAACGCTCTACCAGAGACTACGCTTTACATTCCTCTTGAATTCTGGTATTGCCGCAACCCCGGACTCGCCCTCCCTCTTATTGCTCTTCAGTATCACGAGGTGAAAATCAACCTCGACCTCCGTCCCATTGATGAGTGCCTTTGGGCGGTAACCAGCCTTGGGGAATGCGTCAAGGGTAAGGAGAACCGCAAAGTTGGAATGGCTTACAACCAGTCGCTCGTCGCCGCGTCACTTTACGTCGACTACGTATTCCTTGACACTGATGAGCGCCGCCGCATGGCACAGAACCCTCATGAGTATCTTATTGAGCAGCTCCAGTTCACCGGCGATGAGTCCGTTGGTTCATCTTCTAACAAGATTAAGCTTAACTTCAATCATCCATGCAAAGAATTGATATGGGTTGTTCAGCCCGACAGTAACGTAGACTACTGTAGTTCGCTTGAGTGCGAATCTGTTCTTTTCAAGCTATTGGGTGCTCAGCCTTTCAACTACACTGATGCGACTGATGCTCTTCCTAACGCAATGCACGCCTTCGCTGGCCCACAGGCGGCGTCAGCAGGCAATTTTATCACCGATGATGGCAAGGGCGGTGGCGCGGGTGTGTTCCATGACCCCGGTGCGAGCGACAACCGTGACGGCGCTTACTGGGGCGATACCACCGGCTCCTATCAGGGTCGGACGACCACGCCCACCAGCAACGTATTCACCGGCCCGCCTGACTTGCCGGGAGGTAGCGGTGGGACAGGGCTCGACTACCAGGGGGCGGGCGGCGCAACGACGATGGAGGATGGAGTATATTATGGCGCCGGTATTGTTGGCGGCGTGGGCGGCGGCGTGGGCGCGCCGGGCGGGGGCGGTGGATTCGCAGACGGTGTTGGCAGCGCAACGGCGTGGACAAATGTTCCCGCGGAGGATGGTTGGCTCTCATCTGTATCAGATGCAGGTTCCTTCGTCCTTGCCGAGTGTGCCAAGCCAAAGCACTGCTGGGGAGAGAACCCCGTCGTAACTGCCAAGCTTCAGCTTAACGGCCAGGACCGCTTCTCTGAGCGCGAGGGCACTTACTTCGACCTCGTCCAGCCATACCAGCACCACACTCGTTCACCCGACACTGGTATTAACGTGTACTCTTTCGCACTTCGCCCCGAGGAGCACCAGCCTTCCGGCACTTGTAACTTCTCGCGCATCGACTCTGCCACTCTTCAGCTTGTCCTTTCCAACGCCACCGTTGAGGGCACACAGACTGCCAAGGTTCGCGTCTACGCCACCAACTACAACGTCCTCCGTGTCATGAGCGGCATGGGTGGGCTTGCATATTCAAATTAAAGAAGATATTGATAATAACGTATAAAATTGATATAAAGATACATCATATTATATAATATAATATGATGGAGCAGACTGAATACGAGAAACTACCTGAGTTCACCCGACTAAAAACTGGAACAGTTAAGTTAGAAGACTATGTTAATATTGAAAAACACGAAGAAATAATTTCTACTGACGGAGGGTATACTGTATATTATGGTCGCGAATCGGGTAAAATTAAAAACATAGCTTATTTGATTGAACATAAAATTACAAAGGAACGCTATTATAAGGTTACTTGCAATTCCGAAAATAATATTTTTACTCGTATATCATGCATTGATATGGAATATATAAAAAACATGACTCCTAGATTATGTTTAACATTACATAAAGCAACAGGATATGTTATTGTAAATGGAATACGTGGAGATAATAATAGGTATCTACATGATATCATTTTACGAAACGCATATCCAGATGATATTCATGCAGATAATAAACTATACTCAGTAGACCATTACCCTAATACACATAAGTTAGATAATCGTAGAACAAACTTGCGATGGGCAACGCAAAGTGAGCAAAATTATAATAGAGGAAAGAAAGCAAGAAGTAAAACAGCACAACCTCTTCCTGAAGGACTTACTCAGAGCATGATTCCAAAATATGTCAGTTATTATAAAGAATGCTATAATAAAGAGAAAATTTTATATAGAGAGTTTTTCAAAATAGAGAAGCATCCAAATCTTGAAACGCCAAGATGCGGATCTAAATCTGCGAAATTTACATGGCGGGAGAAACTGGATGCTATTATTGAAATTCTATATAATATTAATCATAATATTGTCGATGAAAACCCAAATAAACTTCCTATGTATTATCGCGTTGGAAATGTTCGCAATGCACCACATTTACAATATGAAAAACGCGTGGATGGGAAAAGATTGTCATTGATTATGAAAATGAAAGCCGGTGAAGATGTTAGTGTAGAACTAGAGCGTTTTAATGAAAAATTATATAAAAAGTATCCTGAGTTATCGAGCCAGAGTATTATGTAAATTCATAGCATTCGCACGAACAATAATACCACTTTCCTTGTTTTAACGCGTTACAAATACGTTTAGGAAAAAAGTCAATTCTACATAGACATGTATGACATTTCTCTCCCCAATATAAATTTATTTCTCGCAATATTTCTTTAGGTAACATTATTATTCTTCACACCCATAAATCTAAGTCTGTTTATAAAATTACTATTTTTATAATATTTATATAATATTTTTATAATATATATGAAAACTCGAGAGATATATTTAGTTTTAGGAAGTGTTTTTGTTGTTGTTGCCGTTCTTTTTATGCTTGGTGTCATTAAACCCCCTAGTTCTAATACGGAGAAGGAAACAACTTATGTTACCACAAACAGACCATGGTATGGACCTCCATTTCGCGAACGCGTTGGAATAGGTGGTTGGCCTTCGCGCCATCACAATGGACAACACCACAATGTGCCACACCACAATGGGCCACACAATGGACCACATCCTGGACACTCTATACCTACCCATGTAGTTTTATAAAATAACTAACATATCATATGGATAACATATAGATAAAATATACTTAAAAATATCTGCATATTACGTATTATATGCAGATATTTGTAAAAACGCTTACTGGAAAAACAATCACGCTAGACGTAGAAGCATCAGATACAATTGAGAATGTGAAACAGAAAATTCAGGATAAAGAGGGTATTCCTCCTGATCAGCAGCGTCTTATTTTCGCTGGAAAACAGCTTGAAGATGGTAGGACTCTTGCAGATTATAATGTTCAGAAGGAAGCCACTTTACATTTGGTTCTGAGACTTCGATAAAGCTAAAGCTAGAACTGAGATATAGCTAAGGCTAATCTCCTGTCAGAACTGAGATATAGCTAAGGCTAATCTCCTGTCAGAACTGAGATATAGCTAAGGCTAATCTCCTGCACAGCGTTCCATAATTTCATGCATATTATTTATATTTTCTAATACTTGGGTATTGTTATTAAAAATAATAGAACTCCCCAATCCTATTGTAGCTCCCATTAACATTGAAACACCAAGTCCTGTTTTAGTAATTTTATAACTTTCTTTCATTGCGTTATTGTTATTATTCATAAATGTAGACAATTTGCAGTAAGTAATAGATGCTAACCAGGCGCTACCAAGAGTTAACGTTGTATTCATTGCAAGTTTTCCAATGGAGCTCAACATATTAATATTATAATATTATAATATTAATCGTATAGTATTATTTTGCTTTATTACAATATTATGATTCGCCATTAAAGAGGCGCGCCATGTTTTTCACTTCGGGTTTATTCTCATCATTGGTAAACAGCTTATGAATTAATTCGTTCTCTCTAAACCGGAATGTATAGTCCTGTTGAAGTTTATTTCTACCTACTCTCCCCATTGCCTGAATACATTTTTCCTGGCTCATATATCCCAGATCTTTTGAAATATACCCATGACAAAATTGGTAGTTGGTACCATAAATAAAGTCTGTTGAAGCAATAAT